ACTTCCTTCTGTCCATTTCTGAACATCAAAAGCTTCTGCTCAAAGAATTTGTGTACGTTGGATTCAAATTTCAACATTGGATCATTGAGCAAATGCAAGAATCCCTCCGGGTCTTTCTTTGCATAAATCAAGATATCTCTTTTCAACTCTGGAGTTGTGTAGTTCGCAGGATCCACACCAAACAAAACTCTAGCTACGTTTTCCATTTGTTCTACCGTAAGCTGTCTAGCCTCAATCAGTGCATCTACCTCGAAGTTCAATCTCTCCACGTCTTTCTGTGCATCCTTCTCGTAGTTAACTTCTGCGAATACAGTACCATTCATTGGGTGGTAGCTAAGAAACTCCTGCAATACAGGGTTGTTCTTAGGAACACGGAGCATGCCATCTTCAAATACGATTGGCTCTACTACGGGATTACCGTCCTGCTGATCTTCAAAAGGGCTCTTCTGATTGATAGCGTATCTCAATGGTCTGTTTACATTGTTCTTCTCGTCATACCATAACAATTGGAATCTGCGAGAACTTCTTGAAGGAAGAATGTATGACAAAGGTGCTCCATTCAGAAGCTTGTATACCTTGTCGGATATTACTGTGGTTGTTTTCATTATTTAAATTTGATTTGATTTTAAAATAAGGGGTGGTTTTACCCACCCCCTGTTTTTATTTCTCAGTTACGATTAAGAACCGTAACGGAATAGAACGAAGTTGTTAGCACCCAAGGTACAAACGCAACGCTCAGAAAGGAAATTTACTTCCATAGCGTCAAGATCGCTAGTCTGTGCACCACCAGCAGAACCAGTGATCCAAGTCTTGTATCTACGATCTTCAGTCTCAGACGCTCTGTAACGAACGTGCAAGAAAGGACGCTTAGCGTTCTTACCCATTACTTGATCGTAAACGGTAGTAGAACCAGCAGGAACTAACAAACCAGTTACAGTACCACTAGCAGAAGCACCAGTTGGCAAACCTCCACGCATAGTAGGATCGTTCAAGTATTTCCAGTCAGACTTGTAGAAGTCATAACCTCTGCGGAATCCGCTGAATCCAAGGTTCAATGCCATGTTCACATCGTTGTCGAACAATCCGAAAGATGCACCATTAGCAGCAGAACCTCCGTTGTAACCGTTCAAGGTAGCCAACATATCATCGATATCGAAACCGAAGTCACGATTCACGAACAATACGTTCTCTTCGATAGCACCCTGCTTGTCCAAGCGAGAGATGATAGAATCGAAGTCAGCCAAAGTGGTTGGGTTACCACCACCCCATACGTTACCACGACTGTTAACAACGTAGAATACTCCTTCAGAACCGTTGAAACCAGCAGCAATAGCACCTGAAGCAGACTCAGCAGGAACAGCCTCGATCATTGCAGTCTCAAGGTAGTCCTCAAAACGCAAACGAGTCTCATGCTCAGACTTCAAATACCACAAGTAACCGGTTGCACCGTTCTCAGTAGTAACTTCAACCCATCCAATCTGTGCCATGTCAGAACCAGATACAGCGTATTTGTCCTTGATGATGATTGGGTTATTGTCGAAGATGAAATCGTTGCTCTCCAAAGAACCGATCATTCCATTGGTTCCTTTCTTGAACTCAGATCCGTAGATCCATACAGTACAAGCAACAGCAGAACCAAATGCCTGACCTGCTCCTTCGTAGTAAGCTACGTCAAAAGTTTTTGCACTTGTGTTAACAGCAGTAACAATACCTTTGTTTGATACCCCAGAAGAGTTCAAAGAAATATTGATAGTCTGACCAACACGAACAGCAATAGATCCAGAACCGGGACCTGAGCCGGGGATCAATGTGTCATTGACAGTGATTGTTGCGGTATCAGAACCAGAAGCAGCACCTGAAGTACAGTTGGTGTACTTGATGTGCAAGCGGCCTTGTTCTGCCCACTTGATCATGTCAGAGTTAGAAGGCATCTCAGCTCCTACCATTCTAAGGAAAGATGCGATTGTACGATTACCGTAACGCTCGAATTCTTTCTCGTATGTATCAGGTAGATACTGATTCAAGAAATCAAAGTTGGTAATGTAGTTGGTTGCCAAAGGGACCTGTTGAGCACTCGGCTGCAACGCAAAGGTCGGTGATGCATTTAATGCCATGGTTTTTTATTTTTATTTTTTTATATTTTTTTAATGCTGCGTATCTTTAGACTCTTTCCAGAGTCAGGGTTTACCGCTTTAACCTGAAAGCCCTCCTTGCTTGTGACTTCTGGCATTCTCCTCTCAGACATATCAATGTTTTTTATCTTACGAGTAACGTCATCTGTCGCAGCTGATCTACCTTGTTCATAAAAGAACTTGGCAAACCTTTCGGGGTTCATCGCTACTGCTAATGCTCTATGGTATCCTGCCGCATCCTTGATTAAGCCATTCTCATCCAAGTACTTATTTACAAAGTTCATTGGACTTGATTGCGCTTTCTTCAATTCATTGGCATCACCGGGAGAGAATCTTACTGTTTGGTCATCAATCTTAAACTCAAAACCTTTGAATTCGTTACTGAATACCTCATCGGTTTTCTTGGAAAACCATTGACGCTTTCTCTCGGCTTCTTCCTCCGTTGTGCTAGCGTTAGCCATATATCGCTTGTAAGCTTCGAACTCTTCTTTCTCCTCGTTTGGAATAGCTGCCGGGCTCGACTCGAGGGGCAATCTGTATTTTTCCTTTTGAGAATCAAAAAAGCTTTTAGCTTCTGCAATAATCTTCTTTCTCGCAATCTTGGTCTTTTTGATTGTAGACTCATCGTCTAGATCTTCGTCATACTGATAATCTTCCAGCATATACTCAATCTCTTCTTCATCAAGACCTTTTTGCGTTTGCTTGAAGTAGTTCTTCAAAAGATCGTTTGCGTCCATGGAATCGTAATCCTCCCTTAGCTTAAGAAAGTCATCGATGCCACGCCCCGTTTCTTTTTTGTACTTCAAGTAAGCAGACACGTCTTCAGGAAGTTCTTCTTGTTGACGCTCTGCTATCAAATCTTCGAAAGAGTTGATTCGCTTATTGTATCTTTTTTCAATAAATGACAGAACTTTCTCCTCGCTTAACTCGTCCTCTTGGTTGTTGGTAGGAGGATCTATTGAAGCAGGAGTGTCTATAACTATGGGAGCAGGATCTATTGGCTTGTCTTGATTCAGTTGCTGTTCATGCTTTTCAAGCAATTCTCTTTCTAGTTCCTGAACTCCTTTAGATTCTAAAACTCCTAGGTCTTTAACTTTGATTTCCATTGTATTAAATTTAATTTATTATGCAAATTTATATAAAAAAAAAATTATCTCGGTTCGAACTCTGCCAAGTCGAATCCATCTAGGCTATCTTCATTGGATTCAAAGTTCATCGGAGGTAAATCATTTTTACGTTGATTGATTAGTTTGGACTGCTCTGTATTCTGTTGGCTTATTCGTTTTGATTTGGCATCCTCCTTCATCTTCTCTCTATCTGAAACGCCAGAGTTATTGATTTGAGCTATAGCCATATTGTACTTAAACTCTTCAGCCATCAAGTCTTTCTTAAGCATAGCCTCTTGCTTCATTCTTTCTATATCAAATGCAACCTCAGCCTGCTTGACCTGCATCTTTGATTGAGCCTCCAATTGAATCTTCTGCATTGCAGTTTGCGCTGCGATTTGCTGAGACTGTAATTGTTGCTCAGACATCATGGCCTGCTTCTGCATCTCCATCTTCTCTGCTCTTTCTTGAGTCTTCATTCTCTTCACCTTGAGCAATTGGTTAGCCAACTTGATATTTCTTATCTCACGAATGTCTATTGCATCCTCAAGATTTATATCTCCTCTAGATAAAGCCATCTGTATGTTTGCTTCTAGTTGTGCTTTCTGCTCTTCGTCTGGAGCTATCTCCAAGAAAATACCAAAGTCGTAGATGTACAATTCTTTTATCTCGTTCAAGATAGACACATTGTACTTACCTATTCTGGTTACGAAGTCATCCTTAAAGTCAGAGTATTCAAGTATGTCTGCAATTCTGTACGTCAACGCCTCTGATAAAGCCCTGAACATATAAAGACCACCTTCTAGAATGTGTCTAGTTGCGGTATTCGAGTTCAATGCTGCAAGCTTTTGTAGACCAACCAAAGAATTTGGATCTGGAGTAGAGGCATCTCTAGCCTCGTTCAATCCTGTTACAGTGCGCAACATATCCATGTAGTGGTTATAGTTGGCTATAAGCATTTGCGTCTTTGCTGCACCTGAGTTTGATGTTAACTGGGTAATTGGAACTCTTGCGTTGTTGAAGTCGCCCCCTTGGGTGTAGCTTCTACCAATAACACTACCCGTTTGGAAGTACAATCTAAGTGCGTCTTCAGGATTGTATGCATTACCGGTACCCAAGTCTACCTCATTCAATCCGTCAGCATCAATGAATACACCGTCTGGAACTGTACGAGCAATAACTTGCTGTAACTTTAAGTGTGTTAACTGAACCAAATCAGCGAATGGGATCATTCTGCGGACCAAAGATTCGATAACTCCCTTGTACATACGAGGAGCACACGCAACGTAATTTGGTAATGCGTGCTGAGCTGACGACTTTGGTCTAACCATGTTCTTGGATAGCTGCCACTTCAATAAGTAGTTTGTACCCATAACCATGACTCCTTCATACCAAACGTCAATAGTCTTCTCAACTTTCTCGAAGTTATTCTCCTCCATCATCTCTACAGGAGGATTGAACTCATCGTTCTTCTCTATGTATTTAATCCCACCGTTATCAAGTTTCTTCCTCTTGTATACGATTTTCTTGGTTGTCTTGTAATTAAAATACAACAAGGTAGCAGTATCTCTGTAGAACAAAGAGTTCTCATAGAACTGTGCTACGTTGTAGTAGTCGTACCAGCTCTGGCTAGAATTGGCGATCTCCTCCATTTGCTCTCTAGTGAGAGTGGGGTCAATCTTCAAAAGTTCAGTGATTGGTAATGTCTTTATCTCTCCCCAATAGAAGCAGTCAGTAAAGTAAGGGTCTTCAGTGTAGCTGTATACCACGTTAGCAGGATCCACATAAGAAACCTGAACTCCAGCCCCGGGAAGAAACTCATGCTTTACAACTCCAATACCTATAACCGTTTGGTCGTAGTCAATTCTCTTTCTTAAGTCTAGGTACTTGTTCTCTTCGAGTATAGTGTTTATAGCCTCCTCTTCAGCAATTTCTATAGCAGGCTTGTAATTGAGTTGCATGTAAAGAGATAGCTCTTCATCATTTTGTGGCAACTCATCAGGGTTCATGGTGAATGGGTCAATACCTGTCTTCTGTTGAATGATAGACAAGATATCCTTGGATACCATCTGCCCCTCAATCATGTCTTGGTATTTACTTCTCTTGGCTTGAGACATAGCATCCTGAGAGTATGCCTTAACCTTGAACAATCTATCAGACATTCCATTAACAACGATATCCACAAACTTGGGGATAACTGGCACCGGTGTCCAGTCTAAATTTAAATACGATAAGTCGCCATCTATCGCCAATTCGTTCTTATACTTTTGAACAGACTGTTCACCTCTAGCGTAAAGTCTAAGCCTGTGGAAGTCTTTCCACTGGCTGTAGTATCTGCATCTGCTGCCGTCTTTTCTAAACCACTCATACTGAATGGCTTGACCTACTTGTAGGCCGTATTCTTGTGACTCCTTTTCGGCATCAGTGGCGAACTGATTCGGGAAAGAAGTAGTTAAAACATTTACAATTACATCCTTCATTTGATGATTTCACTTATATTACCCTTGTTTGAGTACCTTGCAAAAGTAATGCTAATTTTTGATTCTTTCTTTTCGGGTAAATATAAGTGTTTTTGCGTTGCCATGATGGCGAGTCCAGAACTAATTGTTGCGTCAAACTTTGT